ATTGCGTGACAGACTGGCGCGAGCAGAAGCGCCGCACACGCGAATTTCTCAAGGGGCTGGAGCTCGAAGACGAAGACGGCAACCGCATAAGCCTGATTGAAAAATACGACGGTTCGGTCGCTAATCCGGCCATACGCCGTTGCGAGCTGATGACCCGCATCCGTGGGTTTGAAAATATCTGCAATGAGCTCGGTTATGTCGGGGAGTTTTACACGCTGACCGCGCCGTCTAAATATCACGCCACTACCAAAGCGGGCTACCGTAACGGCAAATGGAACGGTGCCAGCCCGTTGGACACGCAAACTTATTTCACCAGCCTTTGGGCGCGCATTCGTGCCAAGCTGCACCGGGAAGAAATCCGCATTTTCGGCATCCGTGTTGCCGAGCCCCATCACGACGCAACACCGCACTGGCACATGTTGATGTTTATGCTGCCGGAAGATGTCGAGCGCGTTCGCAAGGTTATTCGTGATTATGCATGGCAGGAAGATGAGAACGAACTCCGCAGCGATAAGGCCAGAAAAGCGCGCTTTCATGCCGAGGCCATCGACCCGGAGAAAGGCAGTGCCACGGGGTATATCGCTAAATACATTTCCAAGAATATTGACGGTTATGCGCTCGATGGTGAAAAGGATGACGAAAACGGCGAACTCCTGAAAGAGACGGCTCCCGCTGTTTCAGCCTGGGCGGCTCGCTGGCACATTCGGCAATTCCAGTTTATCGGCGGTGCGCCTGTAACGGTCTACCGCGAATTGCGTCGTCTGGCTGACACCGAAACCGCCCACGGTCTGAGCGTGGAGTTTGCCGCCGTACATGATGCTGCTGATGCCGGTGACTGGGCGGGCTATGTCAATGCGCAGGGCGGCGCGTTTGTCCGTCGCGATGATTTGCAGGTACGCACGTTGTATGAGCCCCGCACCGGGTTTAACCAATATGGTGAGGAAACTGTCTGCATTCGTGGTGTGTACGATTCCGACATCGGTGCTGGCACCCCGATTTTAACTAGGCTAACGCAGTGGAAAATTGTGCCGAAGCGTGCCGTTGATTTGGCCGTTGACGTTAAGGGCGCTCTTGCGCCCTCTCGGAGTTCTGTCAATAACTGTACGGGGAGCGAAAGCGATCCACCGATACTCGATTTAACAAAACACTTGAGTCGGCGTGAAAAACGGGAGCTAACGAACCGGCTCAGAAAGCAAAAGCCAGCAATACGGCGAAAATTCATTCACGGAACTGAGAAGCAAAGTTCGGCTATTGACAGAGCTGTAGATGATGTTCAGACCAGCACTGGTATGAGCATAAGCCGAGGTGCGGCTCTACATCTCATCATGGGGGGTAAAAGCTGTATTAATGGGAAGTGGTACTATGCTCTAACATCTGGCGAAGTTTTTCGAGCCGAGCCAACTTATGAGTTTAAGGCAAAAGAATATCAATCAAAAGCGCGCGAAATAATTGGGCGAGTGGCGGCATTGACTGGATGCATAGCCAAAAAGGTTGATTAAACTATTTCCATATCATGTAGATATCAAAATCTTGCATAGGAAAATTTCTTCCCATTCTTTGCTTATACGTGATACTGTATATACGTACAGTAATCATTGATTGGAGGGATTTGATGGTTGGGGAAAATTTCAGCCGGGTGCAGCAAAAGTGGGCTTGTGTGCAATTCATTGCGGAGGTGTCATTGATTGCAAACTGTAGACCATCAGACCTTAAGCTTGCACTGACTCTTATTGCTGATCTTGCTAACAGCGAAAATAACGAATCAGAAGAAGAAATTTTTTATAAAACTGAGTAGGTTATAGGGGTTCATCCCATCAGTGAAAAGTGCATAAGTTATGTGTAGCAAGCAATTGAAGCCTTGTTAATTAGTCAGCACAGTAGGTGAAGCGCATTTTTTCATCGATTTAGTAAGTCCTAAGGGGAAATTAGAAGAGATACAAGCCTTACGTTGATTTGAGAACGAGTGAGCAGATTTATTGCTCATTTCTGAAATCAACGAGGTCATTTCCCTTTGATACGTCTTGCTATTTGTTTTAATCTTCATAAGAATTAACACATGTTAACACTATAGGGTGGAGTACAGATGGATGGTTTATGGGAAAAAATATCATCATACAATATCTTTAATAATCTTTTTCCCGGGGCTCTTTTTGTTTATTTACTTGAGCGCTCGACTAAAGTAATACTATCTACTGATGATATTGTAAAAAACATTGTCTTATATTATTTTGCTGGATTGATTATTGGCAGAGTAGGCTCAATCATTATTGAGCCATTGCTAAAAAAAATTAAAATCGTGAAATTCACTCCTTATGGTGAATATATTTCCGCGTGCCAAAGAGATAACAAAATAGAGATCCTTCAAGAATCTGCAAATATGTATAGAACATTGCTTTCTATGTCTCTACTTTTCCTTGCTGCTTTATTTTTTATTTCTAAAATAACAGGCGACGAATTCGTTTTTTCAAAATACCTATCGATATTTCTTATTTTAGTTTTCATAACCTCCTACATTAAGCAGGTTAAGTATATTGTAAGGAGAATTAACAAAGCAAATAACAAGCTGCCCTGAGGCAGCTTGTTATATTATTCTTCTATATCATAATTAGCTACGTATGACCGAGGGGTAACAGTATTCCACCCCTCTCTTGATGGGGCATTTTTAGAGTGACGTTTATTGCTTCCTTCTGTTGTAATTACTTTTGCACCACGCCTAGTGAATGCATTAATAACTGATTGATGGGGATGTTTATCTGAGCCTGGCGCACATGATATAAATGCAATAATATTGCGAGTACTCCCCTCGCTAACAATATTTCCGACAAGCTTATTTAGCACTTCCGGTCCGATATTCCTTCGGCTTCCATGGTGAGGAACCTGAATGAAGGATAGTGATGAACTAATTACATGGTCAGCAGCCATATCTAATGCAGTAATCCCTGCATCCCCTGTAAATAAGAGAGTTTTTCCATCAATTTCAAGTTTTATTATTACACTTGAATTGTTTTGTGCAGTAGTTGTATCTTTATCATCAATTCCTTCATCAGAGAACCAATCAGCCACATATTTAACTAATTTTTTAGCCTTCTCAACAAAAAAATCATAGGAACTTTTAAAGCTTTCCGTACCAAGTGTAGCGACTGCTTTTTCAGGCATCCTTGCAAAATCAGGAATTAGTGTCTCATAGTAAGATTGTTTAGGCCCAACAACAACCAATGTTGCGTTGTCCCATGTCTTACCTTGAAAAGGCTCATCAATTTCTATCTCCATTTTTTCAGCTAATTTAACTGCATCATAAGCTTTCTGTAGGTTTTCTTGCATACGTCTAGCGATACTAGCATCTGTTATCCTTCCATCAGCAAATTCCTGTGCAAGGTTCTCGTTATGCTCCCATGGTTTGTGAATCCAGAACTCTTTTACTTCTGCATTTTCAAGGACATGAGTTAACCCGCCAACATGATCACCATCTGGATGGGTGGATATGAGGAGGTCAATAGTATCGGTATTATAGTATTTCTCTAAATGCTCAATGATTTGTGGGCCTGTACTTGCATATCCGGCATCAATTACGACTACTTTTTGTTCGGCACGAGTTCCATGAAGATTGCCCCACCTGATGCATATCGCATCCCCACTTTTTTTTTCGCCAACGGCTAAAAAGTCAATCTCGTATCCCATTTTGTGTCCTTATGTTGTTCTCAATTTCATATGACTCTGATGTGTGTAACTTAAAACAAGGCAACTTTAAGTAACTTTGTAATCAAACCAAATCGATGAACTTTAGATTGGCTCCTCCTTATTAATTTTATTTTATTAAAACAACGAATTAGCTATGGTGTTGAGGTTACCAGATTAACACCAAGTGTTAGCAAATTCGTTACTGCTCCTGCAACAACTCCCGGTGCCCCGTCTTTCACCGCGCTGATGATTTTATCACCCATAGTTTCATTTCCGCCGAGTGCCCCAAGCTTTTTGTTGAGCACGGTGAGCGCTTTCTCAGTTAGGCGCACATCTCGAAAAAATGTCTGATGGTCTGTTTCGTACAGGATGTAGCCACTTTCACTCAGAAAAGTGAATGTACCCTCAACCACACTACGTAACTGATTCAGTATTTTCATTTCTGGTGAGTTAAGTTGGTCAAAGTAGTCATCAGGTAGTGCGGCGTGAAATTTTTCATAGGTAATGACCTGTGGTACCGGGAAGTTATCCCATAGAACCGCAAAGATTTCCGCCGTCTGCTGATTAAATAATCCGAGGTTTCTGGACATGCATAATTCCCTTTCATCAAGTAAAGATCCGTTTGCCGACTGGGCAGAAAGACTAATTTTAATGGCCTCAAATAACGACCTGAGTTCTCGCGAGGTAGAGATTTACACCACCCGAATTGTCGAGCAAGCCAGTAAGGATGAGCTTACGGTCATTATCAAATACCTGTTAAACCACATTAGAATGCACAAATAAAAGGATCTATATCAATATTATCTCTCGTTTATGGAAATCCGTGGGCAACGCCTTTTTTGATGATTGTTGTCAGTATGTGCCTCAACAGTATCATTGGCGTATTGCGCGACCAGTAACTTGACAAAAATGACCAAAAGCACCCCCCTTAAAGCCGTTTCTTTATGCCATTTTTCTGTAATTTTCCGTTTTTTAGCTGTGCATATATCTGATGCATGATTTTGCATTTGTCTGGCCGGCTCGTTATGGCGGTGTACCGCCAGAGCTGGCAAGGATTCAGCGGGGACATTCAACTGCATTAAAACCGCCCCATAAAGCGGGCAGGCGAGGCGGGGAAAGCACTGCGCGCTGAGGCAGGCAAGTATTAAGTTTTTTCACTTTTAAGCGTGTCGATGTCGTGTCAAGTGCATGAGGAGATGGATTGGTATGAGAAACTATAGTGCGGCATCTATGGACTCTGGCTTACTCTAACGAAGGGACATAATGAGTCGTTCGTAGGTAGCTGTGTGGGTAATGTGTCATCTATATTTTCGCTGTATTTATCTAGCTAAGGCATCTTGTAAGTATCCCATCCCTTCGTTTAGTTTATGAAACACCCTTGCCTCGATGCGCTCGTTTAGAACAAAACATTTTGCCGCCATTCTTAATGGCGCTGGTAATTCCACCACATGTAGGATTACCAATCGTAGGCAGCAACGTAGTTGCATTATGACAGAACCGATAAGTTGGATCTGTTTTGCACATGTGAGTACCAGATGTCATTGATACTTGATGCTTGCGGTTACAACTTGTATATACGAATGAGATGAAATTCTTTATGACTGGAGACTTCGCGATGACTAGAGACGTAGGCGGAATGGGACACAAAGATTTCGGAAAGCTCTGTGATGCATCTGGTTTAATTCACAACTCTTCCTACAATAAAGATGCTGCTGGTTGGGATGTGTTTGTGGAATTCCCACTCAACCCGCATCTAAATATATTTAATAAATGTAACTCGCAGTCTATTCAATGCTTCGTGCAGGTAAAATCCACTGATAAAAATAAAAAATCCGTTTCAGTTAAACTTTCAAATTTGAAAAGATTTTGTGATACTCCCTTACCGTGCTTTTTCTTTTTCGCTGAATATGAAGGACATCACAACCCTGTCTCTATTTATTTGGTGCATTTTGATAAAGATAAAATTTTTGATGTTCTCAAACGGCTTAGAGAGTGTGAGGCAGAAGGTGATACACGATTAAATAAAAAAACCATGGTGATTAAATATAATGATTCACACAAAATAAAAGCCATTGAAGGGAAGGATTTAAAAGAATGCATTGAATCATTTATTCCTATGGGGATGGGTGAATATGCTAAGGCTAAAATGCTACAATTAGAAAGCTTAGGTTATGATGAAACTAAATATAAAATAAATTTTAAACTTGCAGGTCAGGTCGATTATGACTCGCTTGTAATGGCATCATTGGGCTACGAAAGTAAAATAAATATTAAGGAGATTTCTGGTTGGGACAATCGTTTTGGAATTGAACTTGAGATAAGTGAGTTGAGTGCCCCAACCGCAATTATATCATTTACAGATGTGGAACCATATTCTGATGGTACTATTACCTTTGATGATGGATGTGAAAGGCTTATTTTTGCTTGTGATTATTATTTTTCAGCTATCGCATTCAATGCACCAGAAAAACTGGCGTCTTACAGAGTGAAATCCAAGCATTTTGACATGCTGATAGGAATCAGGAGTAATACAACAAACATCAGTTTTTCAGGTTATGAAGATGTAATGAATGTATATGATTTAAGAGATGCCGCTTTGCTGATGAAAATGCTAGGTAATTACGGAAACACAATCGAAGTGACATTAAGGAATAAGGATGGCAAAGAAACCAGCATGAAAGGTACAAATTCCATGCACTTAAGCGATAAAATCAAAGAACAAATAGATAAAGCAGTTCAGCTTACTTCACAACTTATCCAAATAGCCGTTTATTTTCGAATGGAAAGATCATGCGAACTTAATTTGAGAAACTTATTTACCAAACAGAAAGATATAACCATATTGCATGATGTCATTTTTCAACCTCATTCAGACATGACTCCTAAATTACAAATCCCCGAGTTAAACCAAGAGCTTGACAATACCAAGCAGTTTTATGTCCTCATGGGTGCAGCGCTACTTCTACCGAATTTTAATGTATGCATAACGGCAATCTTGCATGGTGGCTTCACTCAGGAAAGAGATGTTATTTTATTTAAAAATTATAAAATAGATGTCCAATCGAAGTTTTATGAATTGCAACCAAATTCACTCAGAGCAAGGGTGAAGGATAACGCTTCGAAACTAGTGAATAAATATGAGAGTGAAGAGGATATATATTTTGTTGACTCACTCTCACATAAGCTAAGTTAATCGAGCGTGTATGGGGTAAATGTAACCACCCTTTCCCCTAACCAGTCATTTATTTCTTGCAGCCTGTTCTGTAATGGTAATAACTCATTACGTACAAAGACCTTTGCTACTTTTTCGATATCTCCAAGTGAACCTACATTCTCCGGTTTTCCTCCCATTAACTGAAACGGGATGCGGTGCGCATCGAGCAGGTCTGTTGCACTGACTTTCTTGATGTTAAAAAAGTCATCCTTTGTCGCTACTTCTGACAATGGCACAATTTTAATGCCGTCAGCTTTTCCATTCGGGGCGTAGAAAAACAGGTTCTTAAAGTTGCCAAGCCCTTTGGAATCGCGCATCGCCTTGCGTAGCGCCTCAACATCAGTGCTGCTTTGCGCCGCATCCGTGACGTACATGATATAGCCCGCATGCGCGCCGTTCTGGTAATACTTACGGCGGAACAGCGTCGCAGACTCGTTCAGCCAGGCCGAGTTAAGGGCGCTGAGATATTCCGGCATCCCGTAAATCTCCTGGTTGATATCGGGCTCCAGCAGATGGAACACCGAACCAGGCGCAAACTGGTGCGGCTTCGTGAAGTTCTGAATGTACCAATAGGTATCATCCTCCACGCCGCGCCGTGTGTACTTTGCGGGTGATGTTTCAAGCATGAGTGTCTTTCCAGAGATACTCAGGCGTTTCTCTAAAAAAGCGTTTCCAAAAACAAGGAAATCTAATACAAATCGACTGAAATCCTGTTGTGACAGTAACGGATGAGGAATATACGTTGAAGCTAAAATGTTACGTTTGACATAAACCGGCGAGCTGTGGTGAACGGCGGCGCGCATGCTTTTCGCCAGCCCGGAGAAACTAAGCGGCGGCTCGTACCACTGACCGTTATCAATGCATTCCACATAATCAAGAATTTCGCGTTTATCCAGCACCGGCACCGGTTCACCGAAGGTAAATGCCTCCATGCTTTGCGCGGGTGCGGCGGTATGCTGGCGCGCCACCGGAGGGGATTTGCGTTTTTTATTTTTACTCATCAGTTAAATTCCAGAATGGAGGAGGATGGCTGGCCGGTCGCGGCGGTCAGCGGTTCGTTAATCAGTACATGCATGGTGGCCCAGGCTAAATCCGCGTGGCTGGCTTCCTCGGTGCGGCTGGCCTCATAGGTGGCGCTGCGCCCGCTGCTGGTCATGGTTTTACGAATGGACATAAACGACTG